TTAACTACTGAGGATATCCTTAAAAATATCCCAGATGACTTTAAGCATAACCTTAGTTGGTATGGTGTAGGTTAGATTTGATTAACCTTTAATGTTGTTAAACTTAAATCCTAGACTGTGTTCTAGGTCAAATGGGCTGTGCCCAGGGGAATTAAATGGCTACTGATGATAAGACGGAAACAACAACTACAACTCCTCCTGATACCACTGGTACCGGTACAACTAGTACCACTAGCACTACTACTAGTACATCGGATAATAAAGATTCGGAGTTAATTGCAAAGATTGTTCAAGAGAAAGTAGATGCCTCTTTGACAGATATTAAGGGTAAACTTGACAATGCATTTGCAGCAAGAGATGAAGCATTGAGGAAAGTAGCTGAGTTCGAAGCTAAAGAGAAAGAAGCAAATATCAAGCGTTTAGAAGATGAAGGGAAACATAAAGAAGCTTATGAGTTAAAGCTCGCAGAAGAACGAGCAGCGAAAGAAGTCCTTATGAAGCGCGTTACGGAATTAAGCCGTGACGTCTCAGTGCGGGATGCACTTAAGGGTTACAGCTTTCGTAACGATAATGCTTCTGAGATGGCTTACCGTGAGATTGTCGCTCAGTTAGTACAGAACGAACAAGGCTCATGGGTACACCGCTCAGGTGTTTCTATCAAAGAGTTTGCTGAGGCTTTCTCTAAGGGTGACGAACATTCCTTCTTATTTAAACCAAAAGCATCCAGTGGTGCTGGTACTACAACAGCTACAAGTACTGCCCCTGGGGAAGTCAAGTCATTGTTCCAGTTACCTCAATCCGAAGTCTTAAAGATGGCGGCTGAAGGGAAATTTGGAACACCTAAAATATAATTGAGGATTTAAATGTCAACTCCTGATACCGCACTTTCGGGTGCATCCGCCTTTGTACTCCAATCGGCTATTAACGCTTATACAGATGAAGCTTATACCAATGCTAAGAAGATTAATAGCACGGGTATTGTCTCATCGAATCCGCAAATCAAGACTGATACAGAGACATATATCGGTCAAATGCGTTGGTATAAGCCGTTAAATCCGACGATCAACGTGGCTTCGCTTGTTACGGCTACGGATGGTACGGGTACAACATACAGTTCCGATTATCTGACTTACATTAAGACTGTTCGTACACATGGTGCTACCAAGGTTAATATGCAAGAGGTAGTCACACAGGTTGATGGTCTGGCTAAGATTGGCCGTGACTTTGCAGAGACTCGTGCGCAAGATGAACACAATGCTGTTCTGGCTGTTCTGCGTGGTGTTATGATGACAGAAGCCATGACTGGTGCAGCAACTACTGCTGCTGGTACTGGTACAGGTGGACAAACTTTCACAAATGACCCCAAGGATAAGAAGTTTGGGTTCTATGTGGACTTAGGCTCTGCCCTGCCCGTTATTGATGCCACGTCCACCAAGCAAGGTGCTGCCCGTGCAGAAGGTTTTCTGAATGCGATGGGTATGGCTTGGAAGGATTATGAGCCTGCATATGCCTACTTAGTTATTAATCCGGCAGTCATGGCCTCTTTGCGTTCGGCCAATTTAGTTGATCAAACCAAAGTTAAAGATGGTAACGTAGAGTTTGATACAATCTTTAGTGGTAAGTTCCGTATTATTCAGACACGCGCTACTCTTGGTTTGAGTACAGCTGAACTCCAAACCATTAATACAGGCGGTGGTACTCCGGATATCGCGGGTACAAAGACTTCTTTCATTGTTCTGCCTGGTTCTATCGCAATGGAAGCTCTGTCTGTTCCTTTCCCGACAGAAATTTATCGTGATGCGCGTAAGTATCTTGGCGGTGGTACTACGGATATCTGGTATCGTTGGGGCTATGTTGCACATCCGGCGGGTTATAGCTGGAACGGTGCTATGGATGCCTTCCCATCCGATGCCAATTACTGCGAATTCTATGATGTGTCTGTATCAACAACTGTCCCACAGACCTTGTCTGGAGCAACACTTGCTTCGGGTGACCGTCCAGTATGGGTTCGTAAGTCGGATTCGGCAATTAGTCTTGGGATCTTACCGGTTTTTCACGGATAATTGGATACTTAAGGATCACTTATGGCATTAGTCAAGGGTGTTAACTCCTATGTAGATGTAGATGAGGCTGATGCCTACTTTCAAGATCGTTTAGACGTAGCTGCCTGGGTTGATGCGGAAGAAGCGCAAAAAGCGCAAGCATTGGTGACAGCTACTAGTATACTGGATGATCTTTCATGGAATGGGACAGCCATAAGTGAGGACCAATTTTTAGCATTCCCTAGGGCAGGTTCTTATTTTGATCCTCGTATAGGAGCACTTATTACCTTAAGTGAATCAGATCCTCCTGATCGTGTAAATAGGGCTGTTATGGAGTTAGCGTACCATTTGTTGAATAATGATGGTATACAAGACGACACTGGTGGTGTACGTGATTTGGTCGTTGGATCAGCACAGTTAATACACATTACTGCACCTAGTGTTATACCATTTAATGTTCGCCGAATGATAAAACCTCTTTTAATCAACCAGGGTTCACATGCCTGGTGGAGGGCTAACTAATGGCATATAGGTCAATGGTACAGAAACAAGTACGTAACGCCATACGACAGCTTAAAGATTTGGCAGTAGAGGTTACTTTAATTGAGACTACAACTACTACATTTAATTTTAATACTAAAGAGCCTAACTCCTCTGCTCCCGTAAGTAAAGTAGTTAAAGGAATGATCCTCAGTCAAGGTAACACGGAAACAGTGGGTAGTAATTTAGAGATGGAGATATTACTATCGAGTGAAGACATCGGTATCCCAGACATCTATGATAAAGCTGTGGTTCAAGGCGCAGAGTGGACTATTGTTCCACCCTATAAAGATGATGGATATCTGGTGACTCTCAAACTAGCGAGAGGAAGCTGATGAATAAATATACCTCTTTACAAGAAGATATCTTTTCGGTATTCAAGTCTGTTGAATGGCTTTACCTTAGTATACCTACATTTCCTTCTGATTTTACAGGAACTGCTACTGGGAACTACCTTAGAGTATCTATACTTCCAGGTGATGATAACTTAGTTAATCCACCGAGGTCTGTATCAGGTCAGGTTATTATTGAGATCTTTGTAAAAGCTGGAAGTGGTCCTTTCATAACGGCTACCATGGCTGATACACTTGATACCTTCTTATCCGGTAAATATTTTACAACCACAGCTAATGGTTCAACTCAATTTGGTACGAGTACATTAGGTAATGGTCGTAATGATAAAGATAATCCAAGCTTATATTGTACACCTTACTCAATCCCATTTAATTTCTACGGAGTTTAAACATGGCTGGTTTAGGTCATATCAATGCAATTGGTGCAGGTCTGTTCTCAGATCTGGCTGTGGGTAACTTTACCACTACTGTTGATGAAGCGGTAGATACGGATGCTGAATTTTTAGCATTCTTTGTAACAGAAACGGAAACCGTTGCGGGAGGTACCTTCTCGCGTATCGTTAATGTGCGAGAATTCCCGGCTATTGGCACACCTGCTAACGTTGTTAACGTTCCTACCTTTGGATCGAAGACTTCTTCGCAGATTCAAGCACAGGCTGATGCCCCTAGCCTGGAAGTGACTTTGAATTATATTCCGGCACTGTGGACTTCCGGTGCAGCTGGCCTGGGTACAAACTTGGGTCGTATGGTTGGTGCTGGTACCACACTCTTGTTTCGCTTTACATTAATGTTATCGGATCCTGGTGTGGCTAAGTATGCCTCTACTGCCACTGGGTTAGGTTTAGTTCGGCATTCGTGCTGGTATTGGCGTGGTAAGATTGATGCTCTGTTAATCACACCTAGCTTGTCGGATGCATCTACAGCTACTCTGACGCTTACCATTCAGTCGCCATTCTATGGGCCGTACACATATTAATATCTAGTTTTAATTATGGGGGATGTCGTTTGGTAAACGATACTTAAATAACAAGACCCAATTTTGTGCCCCTACTTTCATTATAAAATAATACCATAGGAATCATTGTGGAGAATAAACCATTTAGTCAGGGATATGTACTTCGTACTACTACGAAGCATATGCGAAAAAGTATCGATATCAGCATTAGAAAGACATTTGATCGTATAGCCGAGTTTGCTGATAATCAAGAAAAGTCGCAAGAAGTATTTAAGACACTTGCATATTTACATACTCTACGTAAACAAGTGGATGATTTCCAATTTCAACATAAGAATGTATTTACTGGAGAATAATTATGGTTGCCGCAACTCGTGGTGGAATTCGTAATTTTGTTGGTAAAAGAATGTCCAAGAGCGTTAAGTTTATGGGGGAAGATCTCACAATCAGCAAATTGTCTGTTGCTGAGGTTATGAAAATTCAAACGGAAGCAAAGTCAATTGAGACTGATGAGAACAAAGGTTTTGATGTGCTGAAGACAGTTATCAGGGCGTCAGTAGAAGATGCTTCAGAATTAACGGATGTAGATTTTGATGGTTTCCCAATGGATGAATTGTCTAAGTTATCTACAGAGATCATGAAATTTTCTGGTATCGGGGAGCAAGGCAAAGAAGCGGGAAAATAGTCCTCTCTCCAGAAGATATGAGTCTCTATGAGATAGCCTATAATTTGCATATGCCAGTATACTTATTGTTAGATATGCCATATGATGAATTATTAGGGTGGAATGAATTTTTCTCACAGAGACCAGTTGGATGGAGAGAGGATTCGAGGACCTTTACGTTATTAAGAGCGCAAGGTGTTAAAGCCAGGCCTTATGAAATATTTTCTTCTCTCGTACCTATTTATAAGGACAATACACCTTCAATAGTGAATGGGTACATGTCAACAGAAACTTTGAAGAAATCTTCTATTTTCCAAAAGTTGGTATCTTCTATAGATGGTGATAATGCTACTAAAGAGGTATTACTAGATGATAAAGATAACGGTGTCTAATATTGATAAAGAATTAGCAAAAATAGATCGAGAGATACGAGGATTAGAAACCCCACTAATATTAGCCTCTGTTAATCTAGTAAATAACCTAAAGAAGGTAACTCCTGTAGACACAGGCTTTGCAAGAGATCATTGGAAATTTACATTGGGTAAAAATCATTCTGTAATATCCAATGAAGCGGAGTATATTAAGGATCTTAATGCGGGTAGTTCAAGACAAGCACCTGCGTATTTTATAGAACAAACAGTATTAAAAGAACCAAATATTACAGTTGCAGGTACTATTGTGAAATACTCGTAATATATCTACCGTGACAAAGAGCCCTGCTGATGGCTAACCTTATGGTTTGTTATTGGTAGGGCTTTTTATTGGGAGATTATAATGGCAGTAAAAATTGATGTAGTAACTAATAGTGCGGTAGCCAATAAAGACTTACAACAAATAAATACATCATTACAAAGCATTAATAAAAGTGCAGGTAAAGTCTCTAGTACAGTATCTACAATGCTTACAGGACTAGTATCTGCGGCTTCTATTATAGGTGTTTATACAAAAATATCTAGTGTTGCAGATCAATTCACTAATCTAGGTAATAGAATTGCACTAGTAACAGGTAGAACTAAGGATTTAGCCTATTCTCAGACTAAACTTTTAGATATAGTTGTAAGGACACGTAGTACTTTAGATAATACTGCAGATACCTTTTCTACCTTTGGTAAATCCTTAAGAGACACCGGTGCTACTATAGACCAGATTCTTAAAGCCACTGAATCAGCACAAGCTGCCATTGCTATATCAGGATCCTCGGCGGAATCTGCTCGCTCTGCTATGGTCCAATTAGGGCAGGGTCTCCAATCTGGTACACTTCGCGGTCAAGAACTTAATTCGGTGATGGAGCAAACACCTAGAATAGCACAAGCAATCGCTGATTCTATGGGTGTCAGTTTAGGTAAGCTCAGGGCTCTTGCTGAAGAAGGTAAAATTACCAGTGATGTGGTATTTAAGAGTCTATTAGATCAAGCTAAGAAAATAAATGCAGAATTTGCTTTGCTTAACCCTACATTAAGACAAAGTACTTCTATCCTTGGTCTATCCGTTAATTCATTCATAAACGAATTAGATAAAGGATTAGGTCTTTCTGCGGGTATTAGTAAAACTATTATTGACATGGCCCACGCTATTAATAGGGCTGCTACAAATATAGGGGCAGATGCTACTGTATTCTTAGCGAATTTTAGAATGGGATTATCAGATGTTCTCTTAATTGCAAAACCTATACTCTCCTTAGTTGGAGCATTGGGTAGGCAGCTTTTATTAGCAATGCCAAGCCTTGAGATCACTAATACTCTTAAGGGCCGCGTCTTAGAATCACTAAGATCCTTGGATGATGCTTTTGGTGGATTCTTCGGATTCATGTATAAGCAGTACCGATTCTTCTGGACGGACTTATTTGCATTTGATAGTCCTGTAGAGAAGGCAATTAAAGCATTGCAACGTCTTGATCCAAGGAACTGGGCAACAGGTAGATTAGATGCTCAAACTATGGGCAGATTCTTTAGTACTCAGACTATATATCTATATGCTCAGGCATTACAAAATTTAGCCACAGCAGTTGCAAATAATATGACTTTCTGGGGTAATCAAATATCCCATGCATTACGTGTTTCTAGGCAAGGTGTAACTGATTTTTCTCGCTTTATTGGTGCCATACCGGATACATTAATCACTCTCAAGATTGGGGGTGTTGATCAGATAATGGAGTCTATTGCTGAAATATCTCGGGGATTTCTTCATTTATCCCGAAAAGTATGGGATTTAGGAAGGCTCTTTAGGGATATTGCAGGACAATCCTATATTCAATTATTTAACATCTTAATAGATGCAATTAAAGCTGCTCCTGGAGCAGTAGCGTCAAGTTTTACAGCCTCTGCAAATTTTATAAGTAGAGCTATCCTTAATATCTCGCAGATACTTGTAGATTTCTGGTCTACTAGCTTTTCTCAACCTATTATCTCGGTAAGAGGGGAGTTGTCTGCCTTTGGTACTCACATACAACATGTATTTCATTCATTGACGGGTACTAGCTTAACAGAAGTATTTACTGACATCATCAGTAAAGCCAAACGCATGACCAGTGATACCCTATCATATATTCAAGATTTTGCAAATAGGGTAATAGCCTTCTTCAAGAGAATATATGATGAAGTTATAGGTGGATCTTGGTGGACAGATACAATGGATGGCATGAGATCTAAAGCCATTTCTAGTTTCAACATTGTATTAGGTTATATCTCACATTTTGTAGCCTCCGCTATTGGATTCTTTAAGCGTTTATACCTTGCCTTTGCAACTACAGAATTTGATCCATTTTCAAACCTCTCATATAAATTGAATCGTGCTGCTGCTGTACTTACTGTTTTTGGGTTCACTGTTGCTGCTTTATTCAATCCAGCAGGAGCACTTGGTATTGCTGTAGCCTTATTCTCAGAGGATATGTACAAAGCTTTAACAAGAAGAACACCCTGGGAAAAATTTAAAGGGTTTGTTAAAGATGCAGCAGATTCTTTCTATGATATAACTAGGTCTCTTGCAAATTTTGAATTATTCCTAGGGCAGATGCTATTTAGGGTAGCCGATAAAGGTACAGTGATAGGCTCCAGAATGCAAGAAAGCTTGGCTAAAGGTTTTATGAAACGAAATCTTCAGTTTAAGTGGCAGTTTAGCACATCTACCCTTGATAAAATGTTAGCTCATATAGACTACATTTTTACTTCTATCGCTATTATAGCAATAGGTAGTCTAGATATAGCTGCAAAAGCTGTTCTTGCATTTTGTACAAATGTTATAAATTATTTTAAGACAGTATATGAAAAGGTAATTGGACATTCATATTGGACAGATACAATAAATGGTGTAGTTAGAGAAGCTGAGAGTTTGTTACCTAGGGCACAAAGAAGTCTTGCCTTATTTGCTTCTTATGTACAAAATATCTTTGATAGAATCTTTTCTAGAGATAACACCTTTAAAGACATCGCAGTTAAATTGTATATTGTAGATCAAGATCTTGGCAGGACCATATTTGAATCACTATACATGGAATTATCTAGATACCTAGTCAAAATAAGAACTGAAGTACCAGAGGTATTCAGAGCTGCAATGCTTTCTGCAGGTGCTCTTGCTGTACATTTGTTGTTCCCGAAAGGAACATTTAGAGCAGCTTTAGTGAGCTTAATAATTGGTGCGGTATTAACAAGTGGTACCCTGGCTGCTGAAAGATTTGGTGGCTCTCTTTTTGGCCAAAGCTTTGTAACATCAGCCGCCTATGGACTTGGTGAAGTTGTGGGCACAATGATTACCGATGTTGTACACGAACTCCCAAGTAGACTGAAGGTTGTATTTGGTATCATAAGTGGGTTCTTTAAAGGATTTGCAACACAATTACCTTTACTAATCGGTGGTCTATTTAAAGGTATCTTCAAGATAACAGATATCCTTGGAGTATCAGGCCCCCTAGGTTTATTAGGTACTGCCCTTCTAGGTGCCGGATTAGTGCCCTTACTGTCTCAATTTAAGTCTGTAAAGAAGGTGATAGACGCTGTAACTAAGGCATGGACTTGGTTTACCGCATCCTTCTCTGTAGGTACTGTTTTGAAATTATCCATTATACAACAGCTATTTGGATTTATTGGACCCTTTAGATTAATAGGAATATTGGGTCTAATAGCTGAGTACTTGAATATGTTTGATAGTATTTTCGCAGGATCTGAGATAGCTCATTATGCTGCTACTGGTGGTTTATTTGGCCTTTTAGTATTTGGTAAGCAGGGTTATAACTTTATAATGGATGGCGTTAAGCAAGCATTAATAGCCTTGATTGCCTACGTTAATTCTTCAGTCGCAGGATTAACAGGGGTTAATGTAATTAGTACTATCCTTGGAGCTGCAGGTGATAAGGGTTGGGTTGTTGGTGTAAAGAAAATAGTAGAAGAAGCCTTCAAGAGAACTAGTTCTATCATTGTTGATGTGAGTGCAAAATATCTAAGAAAAGGACTAGATGTTGCTACCCTTCTCTTGTTTGGTCTTTCTCCAGAGAAAACTGTAGCACTATTCAAGGATAAATTTGCAGAAATAATAACAACGTTAAAAACTAAAGTAGCCTCTATTACTAGTTACTTATCTAAGTTTAATTTTGTTAACTCCTTAACTTCTAGAATGGGACAACAAGTAGGAGAAACAGGAGATCTTTTTGCTGGTGTAAAGAAGCAATCTAAGATAGCAGCCAAAGATGTTCTTAGAGTACAAGGTGATCTTTTTGGTGGTATTACTGCCGCTGCAACTTCTGCAAATAAGGCAGCTTTAGCTGCGGGTGGTGAGTATGGTATTATGGGTAAGATATTTTATGGTACCTCAGGAAAGCCATGGACTCGTGGTTTTATGATTGGTGGTGCATTACTATTACTAGCCGGATTAGCACAGGCAGCATCCGATGCTACAAGTAAAGCATCTTATAGTGTTATGGATGAGTTACTTAACTCTGCCAAATACTTTATAGCGAATAATCCAATAACATCCTATGCTGTCATATTATCACCATTATTACTAGGCTTATTTTACCAATTAGCAAAGGTAGCTGTACCATTGCTAGGAACAGCCTTACGTTGGGCATTTAGCGTAGAAAATCTTATGCGTTTTCAAAAGGTAGCTGCAGGTACTTTAGACTTTATAAAGACCAATACTAAGGGTCTTGCAGTATCTGGTGTAGCTGGTGGTATCGCTGCTGGTGCTGCTGCTGTTGCAGGTGCGGATCCTTTTGGTATAATGTTAGCTGTTGCCTCTGCCACTATACTTACTGAGATGTTTCCTGGTATTGTAGCTGGTGCATTAGCAATGTCAAGGGGTGTTCTTACTGCCCTAGGTTTTATCACGGTAGGGTTCTTTGGGGTAGAAGCCGCTGCCATATCTGCATGGGCTGCAGCCGCTGCACCTATTGCATTAGTAGTTGCTGCTATTGCAGGTATTGGTGCAGCTATTATAAGTGTCATAGGTGTTGGGGAAGATTTTGGAGATAAATTTGCAGATGTCCTCCAAAGATTCCTTAAGTTTATACATATGACAGATAATGGTCTAGCCTCTTTAGGAGTGTCTCTAAATAAGCTTATACCAGAAAAAGGCCGTAAGTTTGGACCTATTGAAATAAGATATGATGCCAGTAAGGTAGATGCCAGTAATATCTCGGGTGATCAAAAGAAGGCCCTCTTACGTGTAGGAAATAAATTAGAGGAAGCCAGAGTAAAGGCCAAGGAACAGTGGGATGAAGGTAATACAGTTGAACCTGAGTTGATTAAATCGATTAAACAGCTAAATGATCAGTTTGAAGCACTTATTATTAAAGCTGAGGCTGCAAATAGAAAAGATGTTATTGATAAGGTGGGTAATATTAATCAGTTTAATCAACCTGCGGGTGATGGGTGGTTTAGTAGATTAGGTAAACCTCCTGCACAAATGGCTTTAGATGCCGCACACTGGGCAGCTAAAGCCCCATATGAGAAAATGTTGAAGGAGGATCCTCAGAGTCAAGTTGCACGGGATAATCTAGATAGACTTAATAAGCTAAAGGATACACAGTTTAAGGCTGGCTATTTTAAAGATGACTTTGTAGATACCTTGCAAGATGGCCTAAACAAGTTAGACTTCACTGTGGAGTTGCATGGTCAACGTGAGATGGTAGCTGCTACTCAAAAAGCTTGGTCAGATGCTGCTTTGGATTATGAGGAGAAAGCTAAAGCTTATGCAGTAGCCAGGTCACAGACAGTAACACAAAGGCAAGAAGATCTCACAGGTACAAAGAAAAAGCAAGAAGATGCAGGTAAGACTCTCTTATTAAGATCAGAAAATCTTAAAGCGCTCCAGGAGCACTCTAAAGCAGTAACGGAATATTCAAAGAGAACAGATGCTTTAGATGCTCAATTATCTAAGCTGGGAATCACATTTGAAGAGCATCCACTGTTCATGGTTGGTAATAATAGTGTGGAAGAGGCTCTTAGAGTTCAGATAAGAGAAGTAGAGTTACTTGCAGATGCATTTAAAGGTATGGATAAGAGTATAGGCTCTTCAGCCGAAGCGATGGCCACATATAATGAGAAGAGAGATAAAACTACTAAGATATTGGAGAAACAAAGACAAGAAGCTGATAAGAGTACCTTAAATGCGGATGATCTGCTCTCTAAATCATTTGGTAAAGCTGGTGTTGAGTTTAATGTGGAATCGTTATCTGGTTTACCTGTACAATTAAAATTAGCATTAAATAAAAGTGTACAGGAATTGGAGAGTGCAAAGGCAGATCTTAAACTCTCCAAGTATGTAATACCACCTGGCTCTACAGTTGTAGATGTTGAAAGAATAGGTAAGGAGTTAGAAGATGCAAAGGCTAAAATACGTGAGAAGGCGGCAGGGGTTAGAGCGGAAGTGGTTAAAGCCTTTACAATGCCTGATTCCACTGCCTCTGACTATGCTAGATTGGCTGCAGCATTAAATTCCCCACAACCTGTTGCTACTGCTGCTTTTGGTGGTGCAGGAGCATCTAAGAAACGTACAGGTGCTCTCACAGAGAAGGGTGCTATTGAAGATGTATTAAAGAATCCATCAATTAGTTTAAATGATAAACAGCTGAAGCATTACTCAAGACGTATCTATGATTTAGATCAACAAATATCTAACCTGGAGTGGACTCCTAGAATACAATCTTTCAATTCTGTATTATCTGAAATGTCTGCTATTGGTGCCTCATTGGATCTAACTGATTTAATAAGTATACCACCTGATGTTATTCGAGGAATGATGCGCGCGGGTGTAGAGGTGGGTAATATAAATGAACAGCTAGGTCGTGCAGGTACACAAGGTATGCCATTGAGTGAAATTACTAAGATGGCTGAGAAGAAATTTAAGATACAGGTAGATACAGAGCAGAAGATACTTAAATTTAAGAAGAAGACAGCACAAGAGGAGTTTCAAAATCTTCAGACAATAGCTCCAGGTATTACTCAGGCTACTGCTATTACGTTACCTGATCAAGTATGGACTGAGTTCGATGCATTAGATTATCGTGGTAAAGAGATAGCCTTGCAGATGAAGAATATAAAGTTTAGTGATCCAAGACAAATGAAAGAGTTCTTAAAACAATTAGAGGATGTTCGTCTCTCTGGACGTGCTCTAGCTGAAGACTCTTTTACTTTTGGTGAACAATATAACTTTGTTAATACTATATTCTCGGATATAGGTCTTACTGCAGATGACTGGGCCAAGGCTACACGTGATACTCGAATAGAAATGACAAGGTTAGCTAGAGAAACCCGCAATATACAAGAGTCTTTAGATAGTAATCGAGATCTATCTGAAGCAGATATAAAAGCGAAAAGAGAAATAATTACCCTAAATAAGAAACAAAGTGCAACTAACCTTGAGAGTACACGTTCTTTAGCTAGGAATACTGCAGACAGTGTTGGAAGAGCAGGTGGATCCTTAGATGAGGCCACTGCACGTACTTTACCCGCCAGTACTTTGAGGGATGTTCAGCGGCAGTCTAAAGCAATCGAAGAAGCTATGTTATCCGCTTCTAAGGAGTTAACAGACGAGGGTAAGTACCTCTCTTTCTTAGCTATAAAGAAGCTGCAGGAAAATCTCATTTCTACTATTGAAATAGCAATAGACAAAACAGCGAAGAATGAAAAGCTATTTGATACCGTTGGTCTATCTGTATCGAAGGATGCTTATAATATACTGGATAGAAATGGTAGAAATATTTTAGAGGGTATGGCTCGGGCTATACAAGATCAAGAAGCCATTATAAAGAAAAATAAGGATGATCCAGCAATTGCTAATGCTGCTCAAGCAATGATAGACAGTATTAGGTTAGATTTTAATACACAGCTTTTCATATTTAGTGCGAGAAGAGAAGATACGGCTGCATATCAGGCTGGCCAAAATCTCATAGGTAATATGAAGAATGCTCTCCAAACAGGTATTGCCGATTTTCTGATGGGTAGGATAACCTCAAAGAATTTACTTACTAGCGTTGTGGATACATTTACTAGCTCAATCGTAGATACTTTTGTCAATGGTATGTTACAAGCTATAACTGGACCTAGGGGTATATTTGAGAAGATAATTGGTGGTATGGGTGAGGGTATTTTCGCTATGGGTAAGGGTATTTTTAAGGGTAACTCTAAAAGAGAAGAGGCATTTGCAGCTACAGCCATGCAAGAAGCTGCTACAGCTATGCGAGAATTGTCTGGCGTTTTACTTAGTATGGTACCCGGTTTTAGTCCTGATGTAGCGGGAGGTCCTGAAGCAGATAATGAAGCGATAGCAAAAGCTACCACGACTACTGCAGATGCTACTAGTAACCTTGGGAGTACTTTCATTACAGGTCTAGGTGGTATTGGTAGAATACTTAAGGGTGATATTCTTGGTGGATTGACGATGATAGTAACTGCTCTTCAAGCCTCCAGTATAGGTAAGAGTGCCATAAAAGGTTTAGGTGGTTTAAGTGGTATACTTGGTGGAACGAGTGGTAGTGGTGGTATTATGGGTTCTTTTGGTGACATGTTTATAAGCATGTTTGGTGCAAGTAAAGGTGCTGCCTTTGATAAAGGTGTTAAGATGTTTGCTTCTGGCGGTATAGTTAACTCACCTACATTATTCCGTATGGCTAAGGGCGGGTTAGGTCTTATGGGTGAAGCCGGACCTGAAGCCATAATGCCATTAGTACGTGGAAGTAATGGTAAGTTAGGTGTAGCTAATAATGGCAGTTCTTCACAGGCAGTATTTAATATTAACATTACTGGTGATGTATCCAGGCAAACTCGTAGTGAGATACAAAGAATGATACCTCAAATAGCCTCTGGTGTTAATCAACACAATTATGAGAAAGGGTATCAGAGGTAATTATTAAGGGCACGGTGTGTTGTCCTTAAAGATGGCACACCGTGTTTACCTTTATAAAGCTCCGCGGAGGCCTCATGGCTTATGGTATATTAAAAACATCTACTAATACAGGTATTGACTCTGAATTAGGTACGGTGTTTGCAGCACCTTTAAGTGTAATTTCTAATCAGCCTGTATTTATATCAGATACAGCATCCTTGAAACAAATAGTCACATCTCAGAATGTTCAGCGGTGGGAAATTGAAGCTAATACAGTACCTACTAATGACTCCTCTCTGTTTCTTACACATTCTGTGGTGAATGGATATAATAATCCAGTTTATGTGAGAATGCCACAAGTATATAGATTTGGTGCCACATTATTAAATGTAGGATATATCTTTCTAACTACTGGCACAATACCTGCACTTAGTAGTACCCTTAACATAGTTGGTGGTGGTGTAAATGGTATAGTAAGTGGTGATTTTATAAATTTCTCTAATCATACAAAGGTATATCTAATTACCGCAGTGTCATATACTAATTCTACAAATACTCAGATAACTGTATTTCCCCCCGTATCTGTAGCAGTTACATCCACTAATATAAAATTTGGTATGTTAACTACCATGTATGCACGTTATGATCCCTCTACTACATTAGGTATCAAGTATGTGGATGGTATTCTATCTGACCCAGGTTCAGTAAAACTTATAGAGGCTATATAATATGAGAACTGTATCCTCTAATGTTGGTACCTTATTAGCATTAGATAATATTTCATATTTCTATCTAATCACAATTGGACCTTTCAAGAATGCAAGTGATGTAATTACTACCTTGAGACATACCCCTGTTGCTGGTGGTATTACTATTGGTGGTATTGCATATTCTGACAATAATTACTTAGTATCTGTAGATCCACCAAGGATGTCCTCTACAGTAGATAAAGATTCTTATAAGATAGTCTATGCAGATAATAATTATTATTGGCGACCTATTTTTGAGAGGGGATTCTCAGGGGCACCTGTTATTATCGCTGTGGGATTCTATAATACTTC